AGATGTTTCGCAAATCATCGTCATGATCGATTTGCGCGTAACTTATCTTCTGTAACATATCTTTCTCCTCCAGACACACCAGGACTCCTTGTATGGCGTCCCGGGATGTACGCATTCTGGTGGCAAAAAGAGATATTGATGGTAATGTTTGCGAATCTACGTCCTGGTGAAATGAAACAAAATTAGCCAGCAGAAGTAATTCTGAATAGTTTAACTTTAACCTGTTCTGGTATTTCAAAAGCTCTTTGAGGATAACGAACCAGTCAATGCTTAAAATATCATCACTCCACAGAGACAGATCATTGTCTTCCGCCTCCAGAAAATCTTCAATGTCCATTTTGCCCCCTGTTCATTGTTGTTGTATCTCTGCGGTTAAACGGTAGATAACTCTTACGTCCTTGTCCTGTAAAGTAAATAGCATAACGTTCACAAATTGACATACTTCACATAGTGAACGACAAGCGCCTGCTATCACAGGCGCTGCACATATCTGTCCATCTCCAGCCGAACATCCAGCATCATCAGCATTCCTTCAATAACACCTTCAGCTTTTTGCAGCCGCTTTCCGATAGTCCCATCAGAGCATTCATGTTTTCGCGCCAGTGACATAAACGTCATCCCCCGCACGTAGCAATCAACCAGCAACTCATGCAAATCACTGTTGTTTCTGTTAAGGCGGGCCATACACCCGCATATAATCATCGCGTCATCATCACAGCACTGTGGACGTGATTTTACTTTTTCGGGGATCAGCCCCTTAAATCCGGCAGCAATGGGCGACCAGCTCACATCCTCATGATTATTTGCCACCCATGCACCCCAGCGTTCAAGCACCTGCTGAATATCACGCATCAGTAGCTTTCCCCTTATCCCATCCACGGTGAACCATAAGGACACCGTTGACGACGGCGTGCCGTTTGCCTTCTTTATCACCGACATATTTTCTGACCGTAGCACGATTACAGTTCAGTTTTCGTGAAACTTCAGTCATATTGCCTCGTGCCTGGATAAGCAATTCCGGTATTGTTTGAATTGTGGCGTTCATATGTTCTCCAGTTCGGTGATTTTTATCCCCACTCTACCGCCAGGCACTTTCACGCCGCGAATTACGCGAATGTCATCGAATTGCACGTCGTCTTCCGCAAATCCGGCGTGGATAAGAGAGTCGAGTAAACCTTTCAGGATGTTATCGAGGTCGCGACGGCGGGAATCTGGTGGTTCAGCAATAATTGTGATGCGAAGTCGTGATTTAGTGAAAATGTCTAATCTGAGTTGCCGGATGATTTGCTGTACGTCTTTTCGGTATTTCTGGCCTTTATCGCTGATGTAGTACTGGCTTCCCCGTCTTCGCCAGTAGGTATTCACCGTCGGCGGCAAGGGAAGCACAAACTCATATTCATTCATGACTTAATCTTCCCCTCCTTCAGCAATATCGCCAGCGTCCTGATCACGCCTTCCAGGTGGTAAAGTCTGGCGTCGTTGTTGTCGAGAATGCGAGTACGGCGATCGATTTCATTATGGCAGTCACTACAGGCCCATGCAGCCAACAGATCATCTGGCTTTGTTCCCGTTCCGCAAATTCCAGCCATTCGGTAATGCGCCAGAACTGTAGTTTCAGGGTTGCCATTGCATACGCCATAAATCCGTACCTGGCATTCTCTGCCGCGCGCTTCTTTGCGTAGGTTTGTCATCATCTTATTCCTCATGCAGTAGGCTATCCGGAGTGACAATTAAATCTTGCTCGACGCCTTAGCCACCGGATATCCCACAGGTGAGCCGTATAGTTGAAGGTTTTAACATCAGATTCTTTGGGGACTGGCCTGGGTTTATTTCGGGAGCGTTTGGTTGGAAGGTAATTGCAGTTTTCACAGACGATATCGGTGATGCTTCGTCGCTGTCGTCTCATTCGTACCTCCTGTCGGTAAATCTGACACCCTGATCCACGGCCCAGGATGTTGTGTACTCAATCAGGCTTGCCATACGCTTCACGCTCATTTGCGCACTGCTTTCGCGGATATTGACGTATTCACCTTCAAGACCTGGCAAAACATCAGCTTCCTGTTTTGTCGCCACGGCATGACCGCTGATTAACAAAACTTTCCACTGTTCTGGTTTTAGCCACCTGCCGCACCACTTAACCTGGCGGGATATATCAGCGACCATCGCGTGAAATTTTGCATTTTGAGCGAGATTACGCTTGTAATCGGTGATACGGATCGTAACGGGTTTGTCTTTATCGAGAGTTGTTGCAAGGATGGCGTTAATGGCGAATTGTTGCTGCTGCTTACTTCGGAGGAAGATAGTCTGGTTCATTATTCCCTCTCACTGGATTTTCCCAACAAAAAAGGAGCCGAAGCTCCTTTAGTTTCAGAATTCAAATTGTCTTGCCCGCAGGCTTTTCAGCATTGGCATGGCCCGCTGGATAACGGAACTTGACATGTCGAGACGTGTTACCTCCCTTAGTAGCGCGTCTCTGTTCTTCGTCACCATGTAGATAGTCTCAAACGCAATGTCATACAGCTTGTTCGTGTATGAGGAGTTCAGCTCTTTCATTATGGGGTACAGGTGTTTGCTGAGGTCCTGGGCTTTTTCCATCCATACCAGCATGTAGCAGAGGAGGATGATTTCTTCGGCTGTGAATTGTGGCTGAATCTGCGGTTGCTGTTCGGTTTGTGTTGTTTTTCCCTGGCTGAAATAGCAGTCTTCCAGTTTTTCGAACACTTCCCACGCCTGATCGGTTTCGAGCATTTTTGCATGACGGGCAGCACCGCGTTCTGTCCAGAGGATGAGGGAGCGAGTTTTAGGAGAGATTCTCACCTCATTTTGCGACTCGTTTAAAACTAGTCGCAAATTTCTGAGTTCATCACCAACAGCTTTAAAGAAGTGCTTTCCCTCAATAAACCGAGATTTATTTTCATGGTGATTCTGCTGTATACGGATTGTTTCTGTTCCATAAAGGCAGGCGAGTAACTCAGTTGTGATTACAGGAATCTGGTTATAGGTAACAGGGGAAAGGTTTTTGACAGAGATTTGAACAGTCATAACGACCTCGCGTTTCGATAATTTTTACCTCACCACCGTCAGGTTCCAATCATCGGGTGGCGGACTGTGCAGGGTTGGAACTACCGGTCGAAACATCCGGCGCACCTTTCGGTGCCCCCACACAGCCCACCATAAATCGCGAATGTGACTGTGCTTAGCGCATAAAAAAACCGCCAGCGCGGTTATGCACCGTTTCGATATCCGGGGTTCCAATCCCGACGCCAGATTTTGCTGGCGTGCGATGAATATAATCCCGGATACGCGACGTTGTCAAACTGATGGCATTGCAGATCCCTACACAATGTAATACTATGTGTTATACATTAATAACGGAACAAAAAATGCGCATTTTTAAAAACGCTTGGTTTGAGCGATTTGCACGCAAAAACAAAATATCCGACCAGTCACTGCGCGAAATTGTTAAACAGGCTGATAACGGGCTTATCTCAGCAAACCTGGGTAACGGCGTTATCAAGCAACGTCTGCCACGAGTCGGTGGCGGCAAATCTGGCGGTTATCGCACAATCATTTTCTATCGTGTCGGTATGAGGGCATTTTTCGTATATGCATATGCAAAAAATGAACGTGAAAATATAACCGCTACTGAGGAAAGCACATTTCGGAAGGCTGCACCTCACGTACTCAATCTAACAGATGAACAACTGGCACAACTGATTCTACAGGGTCAGTTTACGGAGGTACCAAATGAGTAAAAATTACCGCAGTGATGCGCTTGCATCCGTACATGAAATGATGGAATCGCTTCATGATATCGGCGCAGTAACGAAACAGACTATGCGAGAATTCGATGAACTCTGCCTGCAACCAGCACCTTCAATGTCTCCTGAAAGAATCCGGGCACTCCGTGAGCGTGAACATCTGTCACAACCCGTCTTTGCCAGATATATGAATGTCAGTAAAAACCTGATATCTGACTGGGAACGCGGAGTGAAACGCCCTGGTGGTCCCGCCCTGCGACTTCTTTCCGTTATTGAAAAAAACGGGATTCAGGCCATAAATGTTTGATTACCACTAAATGACGATGTTTAATCCCCCTCATCCCGGAGAAATTATTGCTGATATTCTGGAAGGTCAGAATATTGGGAGCAGAGAACTGGCAAGAGCGCTTGATGTCGCGCCTTCCACTGTTCAGCGACTGGTTTCAGGTAATGCGACAATATCTCCTGAAATGGCTGTTCGTCTCGCTGCTGTCCTGGGTGGAACTCCGTCTTCATGGATTCGTCTCCAGACGGCATGGAGCCTTGAAAAAGCGGAAAGAGAAGTTGACGTATCTCATCTCTCAACAAAATACCGCCCGGCAGAAATTTCGCCTCATGCTTAACCACCGCGCCGTCGTTCTGGCGGCGTTTCCCTCCCCCAGAGAAATATCAATCACCGGATTGCCACATCCCATTTCGGCTCCTGCCATCTCAAATCCGGTGAATCATTTCTCGCCGGAATAACCATTACGTCCTTTTCCATCCGCTCCCTTTCTATCGCCATCACAGCCAATGCTGCAACCATGATGTATTTTTGTTCGTCGGTTCCTGTTTCATAACGACGCATGAGGGTAAACTCGGGGCGATCAGTAACCTCAATGATTTCGTTAATTTCTTTAATTTCGAGAGGAATATTGATTTTGTTGTTCACGTCATAACCTCAATATTAAAAATTCGTTAACATTAAATTTTGAATACCGGATGTTTACCCGTGTCCGGCGCACGACCTCACGTTGCAGCGTGAAGGTCTCCATTTCTCAAAACAGAGCAACAATGGAGGATAAATGGAAAAAAACTCAATCAGGCTCGCTGGAATTTTCATTACGAAACAGCCCGCTCAAATTACTTTCTTGAATGCTTCGGGGACTCTCTGGCTATTAAAGAGGGGTATCCAAGGACTATTTATGGCTTTGACGCAATATATCTTTATCTTGCCGGAAAATACGGATGGACTATTGCTCAGTGTCGTTCAATGTCGACTGAGGACATTCGCCTTGCTCTCGCAACAGAGCTAGAAGCATGGACACCCCCTCAAGATGTGATGATTGATGAGTGTCTCTCCCGGAATGATTGATATTGTTAAACTCAAACATCTTGCTCCTGGCAATAGCCTCAACGGTATTCCAGAATAGCGATGGTTCTGTTTTCTGCTCTGTTTTATCAGCAACAGAAAGCAACGTACCTGCGCCTTTCTCAAATTGTTGTTGATACTCATCAAGCCAGGTCAGATCAGGAGTAATTCGTACCAGTTCGAGTGAATATTCCATGGCATCCGTCATGTATTCTTTCGGGATGCCATTTTCTTCAAGAATTTCCTCAACCTTCTGGCGAATAACCGGAACCAGGAAAAGCAGTTTTGTTTCACGATTACCGAGTAGTTTTTCCAGATCGCGCACAGCCTCTTCTGTCTGCCGCTTGCCCATCATAGCTTGATGCTCTTTATTCAAATGCATGTTTAGCTCCTCGTTAAGTTAATGTGCGGCTACGCAGACTGTTATTTTCCTGTACGCAACGTCTATAGAATGTCAGTACACGCTGCATAACTTCGCTCTTCCGGCACTCTCGACAAATTATGTTGTAGCGTCTGTCGTAGCGCCGGATTTCCCCATCAGGTAATGCCCGGATAAGACCGGGATCAACGACAAGCGGTTTCTTCGACTTTGCTCGTGAGAGTTTTTTGCGGGCGTTTTGCCAGTCCTTACGCGCCTGCTCAGACGGGAATAAACCATAACCTGAGTCGAATATAGCGCCACTGACAACCAGTTCTCTGGATAAACGGCTGACAGCTGTCTTGCTGACTCCGGTTTCAGTAGCCAGTTGCCTGAACGTTCCCCGACCATTCAGGCGCACGAGCTCCACAATACGCGCCTTCAGTTCTTCCCGCTGTTCGGGTGTAAATACTTTTGCCATAAGCTCTCCAGTTATCACTTTTCTGATGCAATGCTGCTGGATGAATCGGTAATCTGCATGACAATTTCCCGGTGTTTATTCAGCTCACGTAGTGCGGCACAAACACGCTCCCACTTCTGGACCTGTTTTTTGGCGCGACGAAGTTCTCGACTGGCAGCATGCAGCGGTGGAAGCATCACCGAACTGGCAGATTTTTCGGTGAATGATGGAACTTCCCGGATAAACTCATCTGTACTGGCCTTTGCCGTGCTCTCTGATGCCAACGGAAAACGATTCATTTCATCGCCTGCCGCGCTGTTTTCTGCTTCATGGTGGCTTTGTTCATCCTGCGATGATGACGCGCTCAAATCGCCGTTTTCGACGTCAGGCTTTTTGTAATGGAATCTTCCCTTGATGGAGACACGTACCAGGCGCCCCGTTGCTGTTACCACCGCCAACGTGGAAGCAACCTTACGAGTGGTAACTCCGAACTTATCCGCCAGTTCCTCACAGGTTGTAGCCCCCTTCTGAGCGATAAACTCAATCATCATGTCAGCGGTAACTTTTGGAGCGACCTCTTCGGTTACCGCATCCGGCGCTTCAGGTTGTAGTGCCTGCCCTTCGGTTACCCCGGATTCACCTTCGACAGCCAGAAACCAGGTGTGACCCGTTTTATCAACAACGCCATTTTTTTTGAGTTCCCACAGTTCGTTGAGAACTTCTTCACGGCTGATATCAAGCCGCGCCGCCAGTTCAACAGAATTGGCTTTTCCCATCGCTTTCAGTGCATGCAATACGGTTTCCATCGAAAATTTACCTCGTCAAAAATTCTCACATACCCTGACGTCCAACGTTTGACCGCCAGCTCTCCCAGTTAAAATTCACCCAACGACCACCATTCATGGTCATACGGTCCATCACCCGATCGCCGAGGAGTGTGCTCATCGCTGCGTGATTCAGGTTCGTCAGGATCCCGACAGTGCGCAGTGATGCCGTTCTGCGGTCAACGATCTGGTTCAGTATGACCTGCTCGTTGCGCGTATCCCGCTGCATGCCAATTTCATCAAGGACCAGAAGGTCAACTCCACAAAGCTCCTGTAAAAATTTTTCCCCGGACTGGCCGTTGTCGTAGCTGTCATGCAACACGCTCATGACATCGGACACGGTGACGATAATCACGCTTCTCCCCTTCGCCATCAGCCGGTTGCCAATCGCTGCTGCCAGGTGATTTTTACCGGTACCAGGTTTACCGCTGAACACGAAGTTTGTACACCCGGTCATCAGTTCGTCAGCGATGGATTTCGCCTGGCTCAGAGCGTGGCGCTGTCCGTCGTTCTGCACCCGGTAGTTCCCGAATGAACACTTTCGGTGAAGCGGCTGAATACCCGAACGGTTCAGGATTTTTTCAACCCGCGTCTGGTGATTCAGGCGGTTAATTTCCTCGCTGCGCTTACGGCCCTCAGCCAGTTGCCATTCCCGCCACTCGTCGGTCGTCCGGAACGGTGCTGTCACGTGCGGTGGTGCCAGGCGGCGCACTCGTTCAAGAACCCCTCCAGTCGAAATGTTTTTCATGGCTGATTACCCCCTGAAACCCGGCGGAATTTCAGTATCCGGTTCAGAAATGTGATTCACGCAACGCTGGCTGACTGCGCCAGCCTTAGGCAGCGACCACGGATTTTCGAAATTCCTGTTCGGGCCAAAAAACGTCGATGCCTGCTGAACAAATTCAGTTCCCGCTTTCCCGGTAGCCTCCAGGTATCTTGAGTAACGCCTCACGCCATCCAGCACGGCATCCGGTGACACCCCCTCGCGTAATCTGGCCTTCCAGGAATTGAATGCGGCTCTCTTCGGGTTTGACCCTGCCCGATGAGGATATTCACGCCAGACCCGTTCGAACACGTCAGGATAATCAACCCGTCCCGCAGACGGTCCCGGTCTCTCCCGGGTTAACCCAATCGGCTTCCCGCTCATCGCGGAATCGGCTTCAGGCTGCTGCGGTTGGTGTTGTTGCTCCGGTTCGACGAGCAGCACCTGCTGCACACAACGACCGGAATCTGCTTCCGGTATCGTGCCAGCTGGTCCTGGTCGTTCAGTCAGAACAGGGCAAGAATCCCCCTGTGGGTCCGTGGCGATTTTTTCGCCATGGACCAGAAGGGTTTTATCCCTTTCCTGTTCTTGTTCCTGTTCCTGTTCTTGGCTTGAAAGGGGCTCTGAAGGGGCTTCAATTTTCCGACATGACTCACGTCTGACATCCAGATGGAAATCATCCTTATATTTATCGTAAAATAATGATAAAAAAGGATTTTCCAGCAACGCGGAATATTCATTTCTTACCCCAGCACAACGGTTATCGCCAGGTTTCAGCGATTCACCAACCTGCCATGCTGCCATTTCATGCACCCATACAACCTCAGAATCATGGTCATAGCTGCAAAAACCAGCCTCGCAAGCCATTTGAAGCCCCTTAGAAGCCCCTTCAGGATCAAGTCCGGTTTCGTGAGCAATGTACAAAACAGGCAGGTAATAAAGGCCCAGCATATTGGAATGAGGCGAGGTCATCATATACAACGCCACTACCATACATTCCGGACCAGACTTCCTTAGTTTTCTCCCTGTTTCGCCTAACCAGAACTGAGGTGAAATTGTTGCGTAATTACGCATAGTCCCCTCGCATACAAGATTTACTCCATACCGCAGACGGTCCCGGTATCTCCCGGGTTAACCCAATCGGCTTCAGGCTGCTGCGGTTGGTGTGACTGCACATTGGTGTGACTGCACATCTTCACAGACGGTCCCGGTATCTCCGGGTTAACCCAATCGGCTTCAGGCTGCTGCGGTTGGTGTTGTTGCTGGCGAAATTCTTCCAGATGTGGCAGAATTATTCCCGTGTATTGCTCCATGCCCTGCCTGAATATCAGATATTCATCAGGATTTGCTCAGAACGTCCGGCCCCAACCGGACGTTTTTTATTTGCATGAACGTTAATGGCATGCTGGAAAGCCCGGCTGATCGGACTGATATCAGATGCCATCTGAAACGCGCATAAAATCGCCGCGATGTATCGCCAGTCGGTACGACTGACCTTCGATTCATGACAGCCAATCATCTTCGCCAGTCCCCTTTGCGTCAGAGCTGACAGGTTGATAAGTAAATCCGTTTCAGCGCGATCGATATCGCGCTGTGACAGTTTGCTGTAACTTGTTTGTTCCATTTCTTAAGATTTCCAATAGTGAATAGCTAGTTGAAAGGTATGCGTGGAAACGCATATGGCCTTAGTTGGTCAGATATCTTGGGGCTCGCTTTGTCAGCGACGTAGGACGAATGTCCATTGTGAAAATAGCGGTGTTACTTATGCAGTTGTTTTTTTGTTACTTGGGAAGGGCTTTATTTCTTCCGCATAAACGCTTCCATCAGCGTTTATAGTTAAAAAAATCTTTCGGCCTGCATGAATGGCCTTGTTAATCGCGCTTTGATATACGCCGAGATCTTTAGCCGTCTTGGTTTGCCCAAAGCGTATTGCATAATCTTTCAGGGTTATGCGTTGTTCCATACAACCTCCTTAGTACAGGCAATCATTATCACCGCTAGAGGTACAATAGTCAACACGCACGGTGTTAGATATTTATCCCTTGCGGTGATAGATTTAATGCATGAGCGCAAAAAAGAAACCGTTAACACAAGAGCAGCTTGAGGACGCACGTCGCCTTAAAGCTATTTATGAAAAAAAGAAAAATGAGCTTGGCTTATCCCAAGAATCTGTCGCAGACAAGATGGGGATGGGGCAGTCAGGTGTTGGTGCTTTATTTAATGGCATCAATGCATTAAATGCTTATAACGCAGCATTGCTTGCAAAAATTCTCAACGTTAGCGTTGAAGAATTTAGCCCTTCAATCGCCAGAGAAATCTACGAGATGTATGAAGCGGTTAGTATGCAGCCGTCACTTAGAAGTGAGTATGAGTACCCTGTTTTTTCTCATGTTCAGGCCGGGATGTTCTCGCCTGAGCTTAGAACCTTTACCAAAGGTGATGCGGAGAGATGGGTAAGCACAACCAAAAAAGCCAGTGATTCTGCATTTTGGCTTGAGGTTGAAGGTAACTCAATGACCGCACCAACAGGTTCCAAACCCAGTTTTCCTGACGGGATGTTAATTCTTGTTGACCCTGAGCAGGCTGTTGAGCCAGGTGATTTCTGCATAGCCAGACTTGGGGGTGATGAGTTTACCTTCAAGAAACTGATCAGGGATAGCGGTCAGGTGTTTCTACAGCCACTAAACCCACAATACCCAATGATCCCATGCAATGAGAGTTGTTCCGTTGTGGGGAAAGTTATCGCTAGTCAGTGGCCTGAAGAGACGTTTGGGTGATGAAGGGCTAAATGTCTCCTAATAAAAACAGCAATCATTTGAAATTATTAATAATTATAGAGGCTTAGTCTTGGAAATCAGCACGGCGGTTATTCATTCCGAAGAAGATGCTTTGCGTTTTGTTGAGATGTACATCGCTGGGCAAGATCTTCCTGATGGAATATCATTTGAAGGGTGGCCTAACTTAACCTTCCGTCTTACTGGTGACAAATTTCATGGCAGTTTGACTCCTTCTGTCATGAAGGGTTTTGTTGAAATGCAGGCCCAAATAAACCGAGCTTATGCATTGTTAAAGTACGGAGTTCCTGACCCAAGAAAGCTTTCAAAAGAAGAGAAGGAAGCTATCGAAATTCAGGTGAATGTTGAGAATGGCTCGTCCTTGATAGAAGTTAATATGGATGGGTTCATGGGTGAGGTTATACAAACTGCGGTGAGTAAAGTGGGCCCTCAAGAGATCGTTATTACAGTTTTAGGGGTCGCTCTTATATGGGGCGGCGTCGTCCTATTCAAAAAATATCTAGAAGACCGCAAAGAGATTCGCATGGCAGAAGTAAAAAGCGAGTCTGAGCGTGAACACCTTGCGACCATGCGCTTCATGTCTGAGCAGGAAACAAAACGAAGTGAATTATTGACTCAGATTATTAGCGAAAAACCCAAGCTAGACAACATGGAAAGACTTGCTCATGACGCAAAAACCGACATAGTTAAATCATTTGTCAAGGCTGATACAGCTCAGATTGATGGCGTTGTATTGGATGCAGATCTATCCAAAACCCTCACTACAAATGCAAGGCGGAAATCAATGGAGATCCGCCTTGATGGAAATTATCGCATTGAAAAGGTTGACTCCACTGATCCAGAGAGCTTCAAAGTGCAAGTGAGAAATGTTGACTCCGATCTAAGAATATCGTGCATAGTACAAGATGTTTTTCTCGACGCATCCGAGCATAAAAAAGCTCTTCAGCAAGCTGAGTGGGATAGAAAACCAGTTCATTTGTCAATCAACGCAAAAGAACTAGATGGTGAAATAAAGTCCGCGATAATACTTTATGTCAAAGAGATAACATAATCCTCATCCCGGCCTCAGCGCCGGGTTTTCTTTGCCTCACGATCGCCCCACCTAAAAACACATAACCAATTGTATTTGTTGAAAAATAAATAGATACAACTCACTAAACATCGCAATTCTGATCTCTCGCCCTCCAAAGCAATACCCCAATTCAAAAAATAAATTCATATAAAAAACATACAGATAACCATCTGCGGTGATGAGTTATCTCTAGCGGTGTTGACTTAAATGCCACTAGCGGTGATACTAAACACATCAGCAGGACGCACTACTCACCAGGGCGGTGAATATACAACGATTCGAATATGAATCTACGGCGCTGACAAAGCGCAATAACCAAAGTGAACTTTGGGGTGTGGTGAAGGGTTCATGGACGGGAATATGTCGCACGTAAAGCGGCGGGGCCTGCGGGACTATTGCCGAATTGAAGTAGGCCGAAACAGGTCGAAATGGGTCTCCCACCTACCACACCACCAAAGTTCATCAGGAGGTCTATATGACACGCAGAACTCAGTTCAAAGGCAATTCACGCTCTCATCGTCGTGTGCGTTTAAAGGCAAAGGCATTAGCTAACGGCGTGCTGGCCCGCGAAGAAGCAATAAGTTCAGAAGTATTACACCGCCCTACTCTAAGCAGAGCGCAGATTCAGGCTAAAGGTACTCACGAAACGCCTGAGCGCATAGAAGACGCTAAGCCAATTAAGTTCATGGCACAGGACGTGATCTGGCAACAGAAAGAATACAGACGCAATCTGGAGCGAGCAGCCATTGTGTACGCGAATGAGTTTGGACATAAGCAACCAGAAACTGGTGTATGTCTTCCAAACGTAGCCATTTACGCGGCAGGCTACCGGAAATCAAAACAACTGACGGCGAGGTGATTGATGACCACGCCTTCAGTTTTGCCGCAAAAATTATGGCGTCCGCTTGCAGAGATTAAAAACTTCGTTGAAAAAATGCCTGACGGCGTTCGCCTTACTGAGGTTACTAAAAAAGTTAAGACATTTGCCGAACTGTCAGGAAAGGAGAGAAACCAGCTCATCGATTTTATCGATAAACGGGAAAGCATCATTGTATTTAAGGTCAGAAAAGAAGGTTCTGGTAACGGAGTAACCTTTTTACGCCACAAAAATATGGATATCCCAAGCGGGAAGGAAACGTCACAATCATTAAGGACCTTCAATCAAAATTATGTACCAGATGCGGGCAGACAAAATCAGTCAATGATTTTTATTCAGATGCCAGCAAGCGTGACGGGAGAGCCATTTATTGCAAGAAGTGCGAATCTGCAATGAAACGCTCACGCAGAGAATGCAACAAATTAATTCTGCAACAACAGGAACCTGAAATGAATAACCTCAAAGCAGTTTCACCTTCACCAGAAATACTCAGAAAACAGGCTGAAGAATTGCTGAAAGCCGCCGAAATTGCGGAGAAAAAACGCCAGGAAGATGATGCATTCAACAAAAAACTTGCGCCCTTAAAACTTGAAATTCTTCAGGCCGCCGGAAAAATGCAGCTTAAACTGGACGAATTCATCGACTGTATGGATGAAATGAATAAAGCAGTTCAGAAGCTTAAAGAGCTGACCGCCTGATATTAATAAATTGCAACTACCGGAGTTAACTATGAACGAAACAGAACTGAAGCACATTATCGCCCTGCTTCTGGAAGATGCCAGACAGGTTTATCGACTTAGCCCAAATTCCGCAACGCTGACACGCATCCAGATGGCAGAAAAAGCACTGAAACAGGATAATGAAAACAGCGCATCCGAAGTTGATGCTAATGGTGAAAATGAAGTAATAGAAATAAACAGCAATATCAGCGACAGTTGCATCGCTTACAGCCACCAAATAATTCGTGTAAGTGCAAGAATAATGGAAGTGATGGCAAGTGAGCTTGAAAAGAACAACATCAAGCCCACTGATTGTTGTTTAAGAACCGTAATGAACGTTATTTATTACTCGATGTTCCGAAGCCGCTAACAGCGTCGAGTTTTTCATTAAAAAATGATTCAAATGCATCGTAAAATACGGCAATAGCACCGCCCTTATCTACCGCGGCAGGAACTGCCTTTTGAGGTATATCTTTCTCCCTGAATTGTGTGTTGTAGGTATCGACAGCCAGCCGCATCAGAAACATCACTTTTTCTTCTTGTGTCATAAACTCACTCTCCTTACGGGGTTTGTAGTTGAGGAGTTCTCCACGGGTGAGGTGGAGATCGTGCGCCGGACACGGGTAAGTTCCGGCACTCTCAGTTTACTGAACAGACATTACCCTGAAAGCCAGGGTACAACACGAAAGTGCACGGCGAAGACTCTTTCCCATTGAAGGCTTGTCGTTAGATTTCTTCGACCGTGCGCTTCCGGTTGTGAATAACAACATTGCTGTGTGTAGCCCTTGGCGGACATCGGTTTGCCGATTGCTGATGTCCGCCCTTTTTAAAGTGAATTTTGTGATGCGGTGAATGCGGCTATGCGCACGCGGAACAGTTAAACCGACAGGATGTCACGGAAAGTCATCGTCCCCTGACCCGGCGTTAGTTGTTAACTGGTTAACGTCACCTGGAGGCACCAGGCACTGCATCACAAAATTCATTGTT